AACGGTACAGCGTACAGCTTGGCGAGGGAGATACCACGGAAAAGCAGGCTATGGCTGCGGCGCTTGTGCTTACAGCCGACAATCTTGCAACAGAGTGGATTTTTAAAGATGGCCGCGCGCTCACAGCCGGTGAAATCAGCGAATTTCTGCGAACCAAGGCAAGCGTTTCAGCGCATGAGCGCGGATATCAGTATTTATGCGAAACGATCAGCCAAAATGCGAACAAGTTCCTTGGCGGAGATGCCCCGGTGAGCGATGTTTGGGGACGGCTGGAGGACGATGATACGGCGATCGTGATACGGAAGGTATTTGATTCGATATGCGCAGACGGAGGATACAACGCGCAGGCGCTGTTGAGCTGGCTCGCGCAGAACAACTACCTGCAAACGAGCAAACCGCATCTGACGAAGACTGTCAGAATCAACAACATCCCCACCAGATGCGTGGTTTTGAGGCTCCCGCAGCTTGAAAATGACGATTTTGAGCCTTTGGGCTACATTCCGGACTGATTTGTAACCACTCAAACTTCTACTGGTTACGTTTTGCGTTACAAAAAAATGGCTCAACAGAGCCAAAAATCAGACCTTGTAACCACTGTAACCAGTGTAACCACTGTTTTGATATACATATCACGTACGAAACATATATGCTGGTAAAAAATGGGTTGTGTGTGTTCGCGCGTATAGGAGTTTCCACAAATAGTGGTTACAGTGGTTACATACCTTGAAAAATGGCTTTGCAAAGCCAAAAAACACGTAACCAGTGGGGTGGTTACAAGGTGGATACGAGTGGTTACGATGACTGAGGAAAAAACAATGGATTTTAAACAAATTGAACATTCCGTGCTGAAGTTTGAACCGATGCCGGATAACGCGCCTCTGCATGAACAGATGTGTTATTTTGCGCTCAGACATCTCTATGAGGATTATAGACGAGGCGTTGTGAATGTGCAAGCGGCGCATGATGAAAAGGTACGGCTTCGGAATGCATTTGAACGAGCTGTCAGTACAGAACATACCCGTGACATGCTGCGAGATGAATGGCAGACCGGATTAAAGGTGTCGAACGAGTTTCGCATTCGGCTGCATAAGGCGCTGGAAAGCGGAGAAGGAATTGACGTGCTGTTTCCACTAGCCTGCACATGCATTGCGGCTATGACTGGCGATAAAACGCTGTTGGGCAGCGAAGTAAAAGAAAAGTTGAAAGCAAGACAAATAAGGATGGATGACGTGTGAACGCAAGATACAGGGATAAATGCCTATCTGTAAAAGAGCGGCAGGCAGCCGCCTATGCTGCAAAACGGGTGATTGAAAAGCAGTTGGATGACGTTGCCAGGCGTGCACAGTATCTGTGGATGTGCGCAGCGCTCAATGCCGGATTTACTGCTGAGGATATCGAGCGAATCCAATCCGAGATGCCGCAGGTATGCGAAAAATACGGTGAGCTGCGGGCTGACAACTGCGCGGATTTTGCGATGCTGAGAGATTTGCGTGAAGCTGGTGTAGACGTAGCCGATATCGAGGATGAGCTATGAAAAGATGGGCGTAGAGCCGACGTGAAAATTAGTAGGTGGTAGAGAAATGGATAAAGTGCATTTTAGCACAGGAAAAGACGATTGGGAGACACCTCAATGGCTGTTTAACCAGCTTGATGACGAGTTTCATTTTACGCTTGACCCGTGTTGCACAGCTGAAAACGCAAAGTGCCGCAAGTATTATACAAAAGCAGAAAACGGGCTTGAGCAGGACTGGAAAGGGGAAACGGTTTTCTGTAACCCGCCATACTCTCGAGGGAAAAAAGGTGCACCGGGACAAGAGGCGTGGATTAAAAAATGCTTTGAGGAATCGAAAAAAGCGGGTACAACTTGCGTTATGCTGCTTCCAGCGCGTACGGACACGAAGGCATTTCACACATACATATATGGATATGCCGAAATCAGATTTATTCGCGGGAGATTAAAGTTTGGCGGAAGCACAAATAGTGCGCCGTTTCCAAGTATGATTGTGGTTTTTAAAGGGAAGGACTGTAATGGACGATTTGATAAGCCGAAAGGCGCTGCTGGAAAAAGCATGGGAAGCAGATACACAGTGCGGATATGTGCAAGTGGTAGATGTCGGAGACATAGAGGACGCTCCCGCCGTTGACGCTGTTCCTATGCGGCGTGGGAAGTGGATTTTTAACGACGATTGGTGGGAGTTTAGATGCTCTGTATGTCAAGGTGCTATCGGAAACATCAAAAAGTATAAATTCTGCCCGCACTGCGGGGCGAAGATGGATGGAGGGAATGACAATGACTGACTTAAAGCCGTGTCCGTTTTGTGGGGGAAAAGTCGAGATAGACATGCTTGATTCTGAAAACAGCCGAAACGTGAAGATTTACAGCGCAGTACATTGCCCTGAATGTCACGAGTGGTTTTTTAAGGGGTTGAGCAGGGGAAAAATCATTGAACGCTGGAACCGCCGCGCCCAGCCGGAGAACAAGCCGCTGACGTGTGATGCTGTGCCTGTGGTGCGTGGGGAGTGGTTAAATATCCCAAATCGATATGTTTGCGTAGCGGGAGACAGGCCGTACCGCGGAAACGCTACAAGTTGTTCTGTGTGTCACGATATAAACCCAAACGCATTTAAAACAAACTTTTGCCCCAACTGCGGAGCTAAGATGGACGGAGGGAATGACAATGACTGACAGAGAGGCGATTGCTCGGTTTGAGCCGTATATCGGGAACGAGTGTTACCGGAAAGAGTTTCAAGAAGCCTGTGCGCATGCAATCTCCGCCATCAAAGAGCGTGAGGAACGGAGCAAGGGGTGTGAGTTTTGTGGAGCAAAACTGTATTTCAAGACTACGCAATATGCAAGACCCTTGCTTGCACCTCTGACGGAAGTACAGGCGTTGAGGGACAAATTGTTAGACCTAACAGGCGAAGTGTATGTTGAAATTGACGCTGGTTTCTGCCCCATGTGCGGCCAGCGCCGGGAGGGTTCACAATGAAAATTTTAGTAGCCTGCGAAGAATCGCAGGCGGTAACAATCGAAATGCGCAGGCTAGGACATGAGGCATACAGTTGCGACATTGAACCATGCAGCGGCGGGCACCCTGAGTGGCATTTGCAGGTGGACGCCCTGGAACTTTTGAAAATGAAATGGGATATGATTCTTGCGTTTCCTCCTTGTACCCATTTGGCTGTGAGTGGTGCAAGGTATTTTGAGCAAAAGCGCAAAGACGGACGGCAGCAAGCGGCGATTGATTTTTTTATGCGGTTTGCAAACGCAGATTGCCCAAAAATAGCGATAGAAAATCCAGTTGGGATTATGTCAAGCGTGTGGAGAAAGCCGGATCAGATTATCCAGCCGTGGCAGTTTGGGCACGGGGAAACAAAAAAGACGTGCTTGTGGCTTAAAGGGATTCCATTGCTTGTCCCAACAAACATCGTTGATGGGAGAGAGCAGAGGATATGGAAAATGCCGCCGAGCGAAGACAGAGCAAAAAACCGGGCAAAGACATTCCCGGGAATAGCCCGTGCCATGGCAGAGCAGTGGGCCGGAGACATACGGGAGGGTTCACAATGCGAGAAATAGAAGTACATGAGTTTAAAAAAGTGCCGCGGAATTGCTCCTCATGCCTGTACGGCGGAGGCATTGGATGCGGGAATGCGAATGTAGGAAAAGCGTATCTGGCCTATTTGTACGGATTGCAAGAATGCCCGCATTATTGGCTCGACCAGCATCGATTTGAACCTGTTGATGGTCGCAGATGGTAGGAGGATTTACATGGAAAGATATACATACTTTGACAGTGGAAAATTTCGGCTTAAAATCGACGATACAGAATACAGTGGAGACTGGGTTGACCGCCTCGCCGCCTATGAGGAAATCGGTCTGGAGCCGGAGGATATGAAAAAGGCGTTTAACGAGGACGCCACACTAAAATTAGCTGGGCAGATACTTGGCGTGACGCCCGGCCGCCTCCGCGAGCTGGCGCAGGCGGAGAAAGAGGGGCGGCTTGTGGTGCTGCCGTGCGAAATCGGAAGTCCTGTTTATTCGCATGCAAGAAAACTTGACGGGGCTGATTATGTGAGAGAAACAGAATTTTGGTGGAGCGATATCCCCCAAATGGGCAAAACCGTCTTTCTGACCCGCGAAGCCGCCGAGGCCGCGCTGAATGATTTGGAGGCAGAGTATGAGCAAACCGATTGAACTCATGCATGTGTATTTTGGAGAAAATAAAAATACATGCGGAACGTGTTGCAATCTTGTAGAGGTTATCAGAGGGAAGAAGAAATTACGTAAATGCAAAGCCTATGGAGGTTTCCACAGCAGCAAAGCTGATTGGGCCAAAAAGTGGGTGGCTTGTGGGCTGTATGGTGAACACGTGCCGCAACCGATGGTATCGGATACGGCGAAGCAAATTTTTTATAGAGTAGGTATAACTCAAGAGGTTATAGGATGTGACGGGCAGATGGAAATGGAGGCCGACCATGACAGATAAAGAGCTTGTGGAGCGG